TGACCACCCTGAAGGAAGGCGTAAGGATTTGGAAGGGGCGGCCGGATGGGGACCGTTGACTGCGATCGGTGCCCCATCTCCGCGCCCGAAACCGAGATGACCGTCATCCTCCTCAGCGACGACGAAGGGGGTTACGCCTGCACCGACACCGAAGCGTGCGCCGTACGCCAGGCGACCGAGACGGCCCGGTGCAAGGCCATGTCGAAGACGCTGAACTGCGGATGCTGCGGCGACGTCGACCTGACGTGCGAGCTGCCCGGCGGCCACAAGGGGTGGCACCGGGGCAGGCTCGGGTACCCGCCGAACGAGTACGAGGTGAAGTGGAAGCCCAGGTCGGCGGATTCTCCCGGAGCCGGAGAATGAGCGACGTCATCGAACCGACCGCCGTCATCAATCCCGACGGCACCCTCGCCACCGGCTGGGAGAAGCCGACCAGCCCACTCCACGACTATGCGTACGGCATCGACTTCGGCGCATACGACGGCCTCTACACCTCGTACCGGGCCCGGCGGGCCCCCTGGAGCAGCGTCATCAGCGGGATCGTCTGACGATGACCGCACCGACCGTCGTCCGCTACGAACCGCGCGGAGCCGCCCGCACCCTCTTCTCCACGCGGGCGGCCGAGGTCCTGCTCGACGGCCCGGCCGGGACCGGCAAGTCGCTGGCGTGCCTGTGGCGCGTCCACCTGGCCGCCCTCAAACACCCCGGTATCCGCTGCCTGATCGTCCGCAAGACCGCCGTGAGCCTCGGCAGCACGACCCTGGTCACCTTCGAGCAGCAGGTCATCCAGACCGCCCTCGCCGAGCGGGTGGTGAGATGGTTCGGCGGGTCGCCGCGCGAAGCCCCGTGCTACCGCTACTCGAACGGTTCCCGGATCGTCGTCGGCGGCATGGACAAACCCGAAAAGATCATGTCGTCGGAGTACGACCTCGTGTTCGCCGACGAAGCCACCGAACTCACCCTCACCGACTGGGAAGCGATCCAAACCAGACTCCGCCACGGCAAACTCCCATGGCAGCAGGCCATCGCCGCCTGCAACCCAGGCCACCCGCAGCACTGGATGAACCAGCGATGTGACCAGGGCCTCGTCACCCGCCTATTCTCCCGGCACCGCGACAACCCCCGCTACTACACCGCCGCGGGCGAACTCACCGACGCCGGCCACGACTACATCGACGGAAAACTCGGCTCGTTGACCGGTGTGCGGCGGCTCCGGCTGCTCGACGGGAAGTGGGCGGCGGCCGAGGGCCTGATCTACGAGGAGTGGGACCCCGCCGTCCACCTCGTCGACCGGTTCCCGATCCCCGATCACTGGGTGCGGTGGTGGTCGGTCGACTTCGGGTTCACGCACCCGTTCGTGCTCGGCTGGTGGGGCGAATCACCGGACGGGCATCTGATCCTGTACCGCGAGATTTACATGACCGGCCGTCTGGTCGAGGAGCACGCCGAGCGGGCCCTCCAGCTCGTCACCGAGCCCGTGCCGGGCGTCGAGCAGCGGGACGAGCCGATGCGCCTGGCGGTCTCGGCTGGGCGTCGGCGGTGGACGGAGCCGAGGCCGCGCGCCGTGATCTGTGACCATGACGCCGAGGGTCGCGCCACCCTGGAGAAACACCTCGGCATGTCGACGGTGAAGGCCGACAAGCGGGTGTCGATCGGCATTCAGGCCGTCCAGGCCCGGCTGAAGGTGCAGCGTGACGGGCTGCCGCGCCTCGGCATCATGCAGGACAGCATTGTGGAGCGCGACCAGACGCTCGTGGACGCCAAGAAGCCGACCTGCACGGCCGAGGAACTGCCCGGCTACATCTGGGCGATCAAGCCAGGCGGCGAGCTGAAGGAGGAGCCGCGCAAGGAGGAGGACGACGGCTGTGACGCCCTGCGGTACATGGTCGCGGCGCGTGATCTGCGTGACCGGGCGCGGATGCGGTGGCTGACGAGCTGACTCGTCAGACGACCAGGAACGCGCTCCGTACCGGCCGGTTGACGAGCGGGCAGACGAAGAAGAGTTCACCCTCGCCGGTGTAGAAGACCAGGTAAGAGGGCGCGTCGGGGAGCTTCTGAAGGTGGAATTCGTGCTCGGTGTCGAGTTCGATGGTGTAGCCAGCGTCGGTGGCTGCCCATGCGAATCGGCAGTCCTGGCGGTCGCCGAGGGGCTGGAGGGCGGCGTTCATGAGGCCGAGTTGGCCGGGCTGGGGTGGTGGAAGTGTCGTCACATTTGGTGAATGTACGACTGAGGTGGGTGATCGTTCCTGCTTTTCGGGGGATTTGGGCCCGATCGGCCTGCAATGTGTGTGCCTTAGCGCCTACGTGTACGCCCCCGCCAAGCATGTTCGGGGTTCGCGCTCTGGCGGGGGCGTACGACCTGCACCCCAGCCCAGGGCAACCAGCCGACCGACACATTATACGAGGTATGTTTCACGTCTCTGACCTGCAACGGAAGAATTCGCAGCTCAACTGGTGTTACCGGCGGTAACACTTTGCCGTATCATCCGGATCATGGCGTTCTTGGGCACCCTGCGCAGCAGCTACCGCACAGCGCGCCCCGACGCATCCCCAAAGCCCCGGCGCCGCCCGCTCCTCGAACTCGCCGCCGTCGCCATCGGCAAGACCGCCGCCAAGGTCGTCACCAAGACCGGTGCACTGCGCGGGTTCGTCCTCACCGCTGGCGGACTCGCCCTCATCGACACCGGCGCCTGGCAAGCGAAGCCCATCGCCGGATGGATCGCCACCGGCCTGTCGCTCCTGGTCCTGGACTGGAAGCTCGAATGACGGCGGCCGAACTCCTGGACGTTGCCGAGGCCGAGCGGCTGGCGCTCGGACCGGGCGACATAGTCGTCGTCAAGTGTCCGCAGGTCCTCGCCGACTGGGAGGCGGAGGAGCTCGGCTCGCGCATCCGCACCGTGATTCCAGCAGAGGTCAGACTCATCGTCCTCGACGGCGGACTCGACATCACGGTCATCAAGGCCGAGTACTCCGGCGAGCAGCCGTGACCAGCCTGATCGGGAAGCTCCTCAACGCCCGAACCGGAAGCGCGACCAGCCCCCCGCCCGTCGCCTACGCCGGACGCACCAGCGCCAGCCTCTCAAGCCTCTACGGTGCCAGCGACCCCGAGACGTTCATGCGGACCTACGCTGCGAACGGCACCGTCTTCAGCATCGTCAGCATGCTCGCTCGCCAGACCGCCAAAGTCGGCTGGCACCTGTACCGGCAGCAACCCATCGACGGCCGCCGCCGCTACACCACCGGCGACAAAGGCTCAGACCAGCGCACCGAGGTCATCAACCACCTCGCCATCAGCCTGTGGAACCGCCCGAACCCCTACATGAGCGGCTACCAGCTCCGCGAGCTCTGCCAGACCTACCTCGACCTCACCGGTGAGGCGTACCTCATCGTCGCCCGCGACGCCCGCGCCACCATCCCCACCGGCCTGTGGCCCGTACGCCCCGACCGGATGGAACCAGTCCCCTCCAGCGAGAAGTTCATCGCCGGGTACGTCTATCGGGGCCCGATGGGGGAAGCCGTACCGCTCCAGCCCGACGAGGTCGTCATGGTGCGGTACCCCAACCCCTTCGACATCTACCACGGGCTCGGGCCGATCCAGGCGATCCTCACCGACATCGACGCTGCCAAGTACTCGGCCACCTGGAACCGCAACTTCTTCTTGAATTCGGCCGAGCCGGGCGGCGTCATCCAGGTCGACCACCGGCTCGACGACGACGAATGGACCGAGTTCACCAACCGCTGGAGAGAAGGCCACCGCGGCGTCGGCGCCGCCCACCGAGTCGCGGTCCTCGAAGCCGGGATGACCTGGGTGCCGAACGCGCACTCGCTGAAGGACATGGACTTCGCGAACCTGCGCGGTGTCAGCCGGGACGTGATCCGCGAGGCGTTCGCGATGCACAAGGCCATCCTCGGCACCGTCGAGGACGTCAACCGTGCCAACGCGCAGACGGCGCAGGAGCACTTCGAGGCGTTCCTGATTCAGGACCGGCTGGACCGGTGGCGTGACGCGCTCAACTGCGCCTACCTGCCGTTGTTCGGATCGACAGGCGAAGGTGTCGAGTTTGACCACGACGATCCCGTCACCAGCAACCGGGAAGCTGACGCCCTCGAGCTCAAGTCGAAGGCTGAGGCGGCGCAGCGGCTCATCAGCAGCGGCCTGAAGCCCGAAGACGTCCTCGAAGCGGTCGGCCTCCCGGCGATGGACGTCGTGGAACGTGCGACCCAGCTCCCCGCAGTGCCGCCCGCCTGGGTTCCCGTGCCGCCACCGGGGCCTGGCGAGGCTGCGCCGGACAGCCCCGCGCAGGGCGGTGACGGCGATCAGCAGAAGAGTGACGGAAGTGATCTGGAGGCGCTGATGCGACAACGCATGGCCGTATGGAACCTGGCGGGTGTCGCATGAACGTGCTCGAACGGTCGCTACGGCGCCTGTCCAACCTGGTGCAGCAGCCCAGCACGGCCGGTTGGTACAAGGTGGTCCGCAACGACGCCGGCGGGCCGACTCGCATCGACATCTACGACGAGATCGGCGGCCACTGGCTGTTCGGCGGTGGCGTGACCGCAGCCGACTTCGTCGCCGAGCTGGGCGCCATCACCGGCGACGTTGAGATCCACCTGAACAGCCCTGGTGGCGACGTCTGGGACGGCCTGGCCATCTTCAACGCGCTCGCCGGACGCCCCGGCAACGTCATCACGGTCGTGGACGGGCTCGCCGCCTCTGCCGCCTCGGTCATCGCGCAGGCCGGGAAGACCCGGATCATCGCACCGGGCGCGATGATGATGATCCACGACGCGTCCTCGGCGTGCGCGGGCAACGCCGCCGACATGCGCGAGCTCGCGGACCTGCTCGACAAGGTGTCCGACAACCTCGCGGGTATCTACGCCGACCGGACAGGCCGCGCCGACGGGTGGCGCGACGCCATGAGAGCGGAGACTTGGTACACCGCCGACGAGGCCGTCGCCGCGGGCCTCGCCCACCGGCTCGCCGAGCGGCCCGAAGACCAGGCGCTCGCCGCGGTCGCCCAGTTCGACCTGTCGGCGTACCGGCTGCCGGACCGGATCGCCGCCCGGCTCACCGCTGCGTCGAAGCCGTCGCCTCAGCACGACCCGTTCACTGGCACGCACAGCCACCCGCATCACGCCTTCGGGCAGCAGGGCGACGACCAGACGCACGAACACGAGCACACCCACGACGGTGATGCCGACCACGACCACACGCACCCGACCGCCCACACCCACACCCCTGTGCAGGCCGGCCCGTATGAGCCGCAGCCCTACAAGCGGGAGAGTGACGAGACCGTCGAGTGCCCGCACTGCGAGAAGTACAACTCGGCCGACGCACGGTACTGCGACCAGTGTGGGACGAAGCTTGTCGGTCGTGAGGACGTCACCGAGGATGACGAGCAGCCCGCCAAGAAGCCCGCGGCGCGCGGCGGCCGGATCCTCGGCGTCGAGACGATGCCGATCCTCGACCACGCCATGGCCATCCACCACACCGCCACCGTCGACGAGCCGTGGGATGGACCGGCCGCAGTCGCGGCGATGCCGAACGACGACACCGTCCTGAAGTACTGCCACGCCTGGGAATCGGACGAGGCCGCTGCCACCCCGCACAAGGACGGCGACGACGACGCCGACGACAAGAAGAGCAGCTACAAGTTTCCACACCACAAGACCAAGGGCGGACCGGCCAACCTGAACGCCTGCCGCAACGGTCTCGCGCGCCTGGAGAACTCCAAGATCCCCGAGTCCGACAAGGCCGGTGTCCGCGCGCACCTCCAGGCGCACCTGGACGACGCCAAGCCCGACCACGAGGAAGACGGCAACGGCGGCAGCAAGAACACGCTGCCGCACTGGCTCAACGATGACACCGCGCCACCCCCGGCGTGGCTTACCCCCGCCAAGGAGGCGACACAGTGACGATCACGATCCCCGACTCCCCGGCGGGGCTAGCCGAGGTCCTCAACGATGGC